TACTACTCAAAAAGTTGGGGGAGGTACGAGCCCCCAAAGAGTTTGGCATTATTTCCAAAAGAAATTTGCCAAGTGTGTGATGCCACGAGCATTCAATTACGATGATTACTTTGATGATTATCCACCAGTTAACCAGGGGGGTGTTCATGCTAACTACATGAACAATGTCCTTGGCGGATTGAGGAAAATGATTTCATCTGAAGATTTCATGGCTGTTGGTGCCGTTGGATGTCACTCACACCAAAAATTCGGCTTCTGTACTGCCGCCCTTTTTAAAGGTGATGGGAAATCTTTTTCTTCGACTAAGGACTACCCATCTGTTAAGAAACTCGCTCGTTGTTTGGGCCACGGTTTGTGGACCAACTACGAGCCGGGCGAAGACGCGGTTCTTCAGAAAGCACGAGCTGTTGACGTACTCAACATCCTTCGGTGTTTCACCGAAGCAGGATTCTCTGCATTCGTTGCTGCTATCAAGTCAAATGATTTGGCAACCTTCGAGGATAAATGACCTATTGTAAGGTCAAATCATTCGGGGTTCTTATCCATTCCGGACCCAGGTACAATAAGATGGAACTTTCACCTTATGGTCCTGGCCTTGCCCGTTTCTGGATTCCACCCCACGAAGCCCCTAAGACTTTTACAAGACTTTTGGGGGAAAAAGCCAGCTCCGACTCTGACTCTGACACGACTGCTGATTCATCGGACAGTGAAGACATGCAAGATGCGCCTATCAAAGTTTCCCCGCACAATCTTTTGTCGGGACTCACGGAGGTTGCGTCTGCTGTTGACACTGCCACTCACGATCGCATTGATGAAGTTGCGAATGACCCTAAGTTCAAGGGCTTCGCGCGGACGAAAATTGCGCAGCAATTTCTTGGTATCTTTACCATTATCTTCCAATTCTTCTTTGCTTTGATCCCTATTGACTCTACCGATGGGAGCTTGACACATCATCTCGGTGATTACGCTTCGTTCGTTGGGTTCTGTGGACTTGGATTTACATCCTTTGTTCTCTGGCCCGTGACCGCTGTGTTCTCCCTGAGTCCGTTTCTTGCTTTAGGAAGTATGGGCATTACCGGCTTTGCTGGTTTGTTCCCGCTCCTTTTCTCCGGTGTGAGAGATCGCTTATTTAAACGAGCTTTACTCGCCTGGGATGTCCTTAAAGGTCTTTCGAAAGAACAGATTATTGGACTTGCCATGGGGGTTGTTATCATTATTGGTGCTGTTTATGTTCTCAAACAAACTTTGAGTAAGATGTACGACACTATCTATGATGAAATTCAACTCGAGGGGAAGCGTGATTCTAAGAAGATCACTCTCCGTCAATATCTCACTAATCCGCAACTGCACATTGGTTTCTTTTCTACCACACTGATTATGCTGTCCGCTTTCGACATGACTGCACCTCAGAAGTACAAGAAGCGTAAGTATTATGCTTTCGCTGCCTTGGCTTACTGGCTGCTAGTTTTGATCGCTAAGATAGCCGTCGCTGTGTCCCTCAGTACCGAGGATGATGAAACTCAAGAAGGTAGCTCTCCGGTTGGTGACAAAATTAAAAACGTCACAAAAAAGTCAATTGACAAAGCCACGAACACCGCTCGAAAGGGTGGGCGCAATGTCAAGAATGCTGTTGTTGAAACCTTTGCGCAGGTCAAATCTGCACGGGGTGCCCCAGCGATGCGCGTCCCTAGGGATGATGCCCGTATTCCGGCCGTCGTTTCTTTTGAAGCTGCAACTCCTGAGGGCAAATCGCTTTCTCAACGCTTCCGTGAAGCTCGTCGTAATGGCGGGGGTCGCATGGCAAAGATCCGGTATCGCCGCAGAGGCCAGTCTGGTTCCGAATGGGATTATGACTATGTCTCCGCTGAAAATGCTGAAGCTCTTGCAACGGGCCTCTTCTCTGATGGGTATGATGTCTACTATGACCCCATGCCTGAAGACTTCGAGTACTTTGATGATTTCGAAGATGACCAATATGGTTATGATTATGACCAAGGTTATTACGATGACCGTGACGCCTATGATGAGTACGAACGACAAATGTTTGAGGACTTAATGGACATGCCTGACCGACCATCACCTTTTATGATGGAGGGGCGCCAGCCTAAACCCCAACTTGAGGGCAAGGCTTGGAGCACGCCTCTACCGAAGGCTCCCAAAAAGAAACCTCAACCTAAGAAATCTCCCCAGGAAGTTTAAATTCCGGAGGGCGTTATCAAATGCGAGACGGTGCCCATGGACGAAAGTTCTTTGAGTGCTCTCTCAGCCAACCTCTTTGTTATTCTTGATCCCAAGGAAAACGAATTGATTTGCTTTGCCACCCGTGTTGGTGCTCACATCACCACCGTCTGGCACGTTTTTGATAAACGCGACCAAACCCTTGAGACGGGTTACAAGATCACCACCCTCAATGAGGCCCAAATTCGGGTCCACAAAGGGCAGTATGTTGTTGCCAACAAGAACCCCAAGTCTGTTGGTTTTACCGTTTACCGGTCTGGTTGGTCAGTAGACCTCTGCGTAGTTAATGCGCCTATTGTTGGAAAAGGCAAGTTGATGGAGGCATTTGGAAAAGCTCTCACTTTGAGTGAGGCAAAACCTTTTACCGCTGTTTCCGTCCCCAATGTCGCTAGCCAGCAGTTTATGCGCGGCAACGTTACTTCAATTGACGGGGCAAAACACGTGATCCACGTTACGGCGTCCACGGGCGCTGGTGTGGGGAGCTGTGGGCTGCCCTATCTTTCCTGGTTTGAAGGGAATGACAAACCCACCATTGTTGGCATTCATCGTGCCAGCACTCCAGCCAAAAATCTTGGCATTTCGACATCCGGCATCAGAACTCTGATGACCGCGGTGAAGAATAAGCCAAAAAACTAGACGACCCCCTAGGGCCGGCTGAACTTTCAGCTGGCCTATTAGGGGGTCTGGCCGATCCGTGCCACCGGGTCGGACCTATCCGTTTAGTGGCTGGGGAATGGGCGGACGATACTTCAATTGTTACTGTTGGAGCGGTACCTAACTACCGCCTGAAACAAACTACGAAGTTTGTCCAAAATCCCTTCTTTCCCCGATTCAGCAAACTCGCTGACCCCAAAAAATGGGGGCTTGCTAGAGTGGATCTCACCCAACAGATCTTTCAATCTTTTGATCGTTTCAACGCTGGTATTGGACTCAGACCCGATGAGTTCATTGAATCTTGTGTTGCAGATGGTCTTGATGAGTTCTCAAGGATGTTTTCCAAACAACTCTCTCAGACTCCCTCTTCAGTAGCGGAAGTTATTGGCTACCTCGATGCTTCGAAATCCGCCGGATTTGGACACGGGGGTACAAAGCAGACATTTATGGATGCTCACCACCCCCTTCTTGTCTCATATCTGGAAGATCTAGATCTCATGGACACCTTACTACCCATCTGGGCTGTTACAGGCAAAGATGAACTGCGAGCTAAAGAAAAGGTCGTTCGGACCATTCAGGCTCCACCAGTCATATTCCAAGCTTGTGTCCAGAAATACTGTAAAAAGGCCACCGAGGCTCTTTTCTCAAGTCCTACTTTGGGCCCTTTTAAGCCGGGCATCGCCATACCCCAAGAATGGGAATGGATTGTGCACCGCCTAGAGGCCTATTCAGGTCAGTTTGGGGACTTCACGACTCAGTACATGATGGCTGACATCAAAACATTTGATGCAGGACAACCACCCGCTGTTAGGAAGTTCTCTCTTAAACTCCGGTTGAGGCACTTGAAAGTGACTCCCCTTGAGAAAGAGCATGTTGAAAAACTGTTCCGAAACCTAGTTTACCGGGTCAACCTCTTACCCGACGGAAGCTTAGTGCTTACCCGTCAGGGCATGGGAAGTGGTGACCCAAACACCACAAGTGACAACTGCTTGAATCATCTTTTTGAGTGGTTTGTTATGTGGAAACTAGCGAAGAAGAACCCCCACAAGTTCAGTCTGTTCGTTGAGCAGACTGGTATGTGCTTGTTTGGTGATGACATCGTCGCCGCAGCTCATTCCGAAATACATCTTGCGTTCTACACCTTCGCGAGGGATAATTGGGAGAAGACATTCGGTACGCCGATCAAAATGTTCTTCAATTCTGATATCTCGAAGGTGGATTTTTTGGGACGAAGAAGTGCCACGGATGACGAGTTTGGTCGATATAACTGTGTCCCAGCTGATCCTATCAAGCTGGCCTCCAGCCTCATCTTTAAAAGCCATCCAGCATCTGAGCTCAAGAAAATTCTTCAGCAAGCAGTAGCGCATCGTACGATGTTTTCTGCCTGCAGGTTAGATTATAATTCTGAGTTTCACCCATATGCTGATGCTCTAGACGAGGACTGTAGAGAATTGGCTGCATTCGCTGACCATACTATTGGTTCAACTTATGCGCCTGACTATGTTTCAATTCGATTCTTACTTACCTGCCATTGGGAGATTTTAATTTCCTCGCAGGTTGCGATGGCGATAGTTGGTGACGAAGATGTCCCCTGGATCCAATATCTAGAAGGGGATAAACCCACTAACTAATGCTCTCCTACCAAGCATTTTGCGCAAAACACGAAGCTAAATATCGTGGACTTTCTGATGAACAAAAACGCCGCCGCTATGACGATTATCGTGCTTCATTCGCTTCAAATTCTGTCCCTGTTAGTTCAAGCCGTGCTCTTTCTACTTCTGTACAGAGACTACCGTCCAGTAACCCTGCGGTACGAGTACGGAACAGTTTAGCACAGGCTGGCTCTCAAACAACTAGAGCGGTTGAGCGCGCCGTCGCTGGCGGCCCCATGAGAACCCCCTCTCTTGCTGGTATGAACAAGATTGCCGAAAACATTGCTGGTACTAAGTACGTTGAGCAATTGTTGGACCCAATGGCCAATTTGGATGGCAAACAGCCTTCCTTTGTTCCTTATCCATCTACATCATTCCAAGTAAAGGAGACTTTCCTCGTTGAGACCAATGCTGCGGGAAACTTTATGTTTTTCATTCGTGATGACATTGACCGTTTCCGTGCTGACACTTGGACTCTCCGTGATGCTGACACGAATCCTGCTTCTACGACTCGCACTATTGACAACACTGTCTCTCGCAATGGCGCTTCGCCAGCGGACCCTCAGTTTGGTTTTAACATGACTGAGGCGTTCCCTATTTCGAAGACAGGCGATTGGCAGAATCGTTGGTCTCCCTGTGCTGAGGCTAAAACGCTTAAGGAAACGTTTTCCTCTTTTAGGACTGTCTCTCTTGGGCTCGAGATTAATTATATCGAAGCCCCGGTTGATGCGTCTGGCACCCTTTGCGCCACATTGTGGCACCCTGGTGTTAGTCTTCCAATCGTTACTGGTCAGACTGATGATCCTGATTTTACAGGCGGCATCTCTTTCGAGGATGTTCTCGACCTCGGGCAATCCCAATCGTATCCAGCTATTGGTGGGCTTAGTTTGAACTGGCGCCCCTTTGGGGAGTCCGTTACTGAACTTCGCTCCACCTACATGCTCGATCCCGACAGGATTAGCTCAAATCTTGACTCTGAAGAGATTTATCTCACGGCTTCTGCTCCCACCTCTGATGCTGATAGGCTACTTGCCTATATGGCCGAGGCTGGCGCTAACAATGAAATTCGACTAAGAGATGGTTGGGACACTGTGCTTGACTCAGGTTCCCCCATGCTCGTCGTTTGTGGCGCTGGACTCGTTGGAAGCAAAAGCCCTCTCCGAGTCACCGTTTGTTGGACTGTTGAGGCCGTCGCAGATGAGAGAACTTTCTCTCTTGTGCAAGCCAGCCAAAACGTTCACATCCCTGGTGCTGTCGCTAAGACTGCTTCTGTCCTTGCTGATACCCCCCCGTCCCATGCCGGTACTTCAAAAACTGGTAGTGGCCCTTCTGTTTCTCACATGAAGGATATTGCCTCTAAGGTCGGTGATGGAGTTGATCAAGTTTCCGGTGCTCAAAGCACTGGGCAGAAAATTGCAGCTGGCGTCAAAACCGCCGTCGATGTTGCTTCCATTA